ATAGTTTTTGTGAACAATATAAAGAGCTGTTCCAACTTGTGTGTACCTCAGTGATGGTAAATCAGCATCAGAATATGGAATAGCTAATTCATAAGGTGATGCGACACTTGGTAACAAGGCTTTGTCTCTGATCACTCTCATAACCCCAGCATTAAACACTAGAGCATGAGATATGGTGCGAGAGTAAATATAAGGGATTAACTTTGCTGGTCTGGTGGAATCTTTAACCTCAACTAAGGCTCTTGTGCCTCTTCTTCTTGTACAAGCACCATGCGGTAATGGATAGGCATTAAGCATCTTTTTACATCCATGCTTGTAGGACTCAAGGTCAGTCCTTGCTATCATCTTTGGTGATATTTCTCCACTAGTAAAGTCGGTAATGATTTGCTTAACACGAGCCATTAGATTGCTCTCACGCTAATTAAATCTGTTCCACCTAGGAATACATCCTCAATGTCCTCACTAGCATCCGCCCATTTACATTGCTCTTCTTTATCCTTGAAGAGTTTCCACGACAAGGTAACCATATCCTTATCTCTTGTAATCGAATAGGCTAATTCAGCTTTCAATCTTGCTGACATTAATTCAGTGAAATCTCCTGTCCAAACACTGGTATCAGTTATATCAGCTACATATTTAACCTTACAATCTGTATGGTTTGTTATAACAAAACCATTTTCAATTTTATAATCTCCATTTGTATAGACTTGAATGATTCGAAGATTGTCGGATGGGAGTGCATATTTATAGTCATAGGCAAACCCTGGTGGAGTGGTTGATTGAGCCAACTCTTGACGCTTAATAGCGAAGTTCCAGTAATGAGAACGTAAGAGCGTTTGACGAAATACATTCCATACAGCATTAACTGAAATTGCTTCAGATGTGGATTCGGTAAATGAGCTAATAGGTTTTCCACCTAAACCAATCAAACTTATATTAGCTATTTCAACTGCTGATGCCATCCATGTTACCCATTTTAATAATATAGGTATTTATGGTTGGTTATTACTAGGTATATTTTTTACACAATAAAAAAGGTTAGTGCATTTCTACACTAACCTTATTATGGTTATAGTTCTAATTAATTATTCTACACAACCAATTTCAATAACTCCTACGTTGTCAATAACAGCAACACCGTGTGATATTGAGCTCACAATGTTCCAAGCCTGTGCGTCAGTGGACCATTCAATATTGGTTCGTAGGTCTTGTGCCAAAGCCAATCCAGTAGCTGATTTAGCAACTGCATAACAGTGACGTGTGTTGGCTTGAGCACCACCTGTAGCATTCAACGCGTCTTTAGTAAGATAGTTTGAAACAACCCATTTGAAACCCAAAGCTGAGTTTATGCTACCTTCAACCAGTGCTTTTATGTTTTGGTAATCAGCACTTGTGATGCTGGTAAGACCTAACGCATCAATAATTTGACGACCACCAACCACCAAGAAACGATCTTCGGGTGGGATGCTGTTAGATATGAACTTCTCTAAAGCCTCTAACAATTTAGCTTGAGTCAGACCACCAGTTAAAGTAGTGATGTCAGTATTAGAAGCACCCCATGCAGTGATTATAGATTTATCAACAACCTCATTGATTGCTCGAATAGATTCTATTTGATATTCAGCACGGGTATCTATGTTTGTTTTTAACAGGTCAAGATTATCAACACGAATAGGTGCATACATATCCGTCAATGTCGCACTAACAGTTGATTGAGCTGGAGATGTCCATGTTAAATTGGCGTCACGAGTTTTTGCTACAGCAGTAACTGTACCCATTTTATGAAATGGATAGGTAGCACCTTCCACGTTATTAACAACACGAACTGTGTCACGAAGTTTAGATTGATATTGTGCAAACGAGTGTTTAACCTCGGCATCCCATTGGGTGGTGAAAGAAGCTGTAATATTTGCTGACATGTTGAATTTCCTTATTCAATTTTTAAATTTGTTTGTTTGTTTTTAGTTCATCCAGAACCTTCGGCTTGTCTGTCAATACAGGGCGGTTTTTATACTTTACTTGGGGGGTAACTCCTTATCCTTTTAAGTATTATTATGGTTATTTATGGTTAGGGATAACCTAACCATATGGTTTTAACTTTTTTTTGATTCGTACCATGCTGTAACTATGTGTTGTACTTCTTTATTGGTTCGGTAGTCTGGGCGAGCGATAAGTGCTTCCACCTCTAATTTACTAAGCCTTGCTCCAGTTCCTGTATTAACAGTACTTGGCGCATTATCTTCTTTCAATTGTTTTCCAATCTCTGCCATTACCTTTATGAATTTTGGATTAGAACTTAATTCATGGTCATTAAGAGCATCTGGATAGAATGTTTCAATAGCGTGAGCAGCACTTTTCATGTTAGAACCATAATCATTTCCCCAGTGGTCTTGTAGTACCACTTGAGCTCTTTCAACATTTGGAACATATTGGTCTAAAACAGCAGTAATATTCTGCTCATATAATGCCATTGCGTTATTGAACTGGTCCTTACTCAACCCCCATTCTTTAGCTTGTCCTTTAAATGCTTCTAATTGTTCAACATCCCATTCATCAGCTGTTTGGAATTGAAAATCATATTCTGCTATATCTGCTACTGGTACTTTACTACCAATCTTTTTTTCCAATTCTGTATAGGCTTTTGTGAGCGCATCATAATCAGGTGTTCCATCTTTTAAGAATTTTGCTGGAATTTCTGGTTTAGCTGCTTCTGTTTGTATTAGTGTTTGTTCGGTGGTGGTTGTTTCAACTGTTTGTGATTCTGTTGAAGTGGTTGTTTCTTCTTGTTGTGATTGAACTTCATCTGTCATTTGTATGTCCTTTACTCTTCAGTTGTATTTTGATTTGGTAAAAAGTTAATTTGTGATATTTGTCTCAATATGAATTCAACAACTGAACGTTGACCTTCCTTGTAGGCTGTTTCATATTGATCTCCTTTGGTATAACTAGGTCTATCGTAAAATAAACCTGTTAATTCTTGGAGCACTTTGTCACCAGTTTTATCTTTTGAAAACAAGTAGTTATATGATTCTGAATCTAACATAACTATTATCCTTGTTTTACCAATTTATTGATGGGGGCTAATTCACGCGCCAAATCAATTATGTCTTTAACTAATTGTTTGTCCTCCAATATCTCACTTGTTACATAATCCTGGTTAAAATATCTATAGCCTTTTTTATCAGCTTCTCGTTGGTGATAGTCATTTATCAATTTATTTATTTGGTCTTTCATTATGATTGTCCTTTTATTAGTTGTTGAACTGCTTCTGGTCCACCCATTGCTTCCATTCCTGCTTTCAATACTCCAGGGTTCATTACCTGTTGTTGATTAGTTTGGGCTTGTTGTTGGGCCTGTTGTTCTTGTTGTGCTTGGGCTTGGTCATCCCGAACCTTTCGGATTTGTTCTTTACTCCGAATCACATCTGACGGTACACCTATCAATCCAGCCTTCTTTAAGGTTGCCAAATCGAAATCATACACATCCAATACATGAGGGTTAAGTTGAGCAGTAGCCGCAAGTGATTGTTCGAATTTCTCCATTGAGGTGACCTCTTCCATTCGTTGTGCTCTTGCCATTGGTGATACATATTCAGGAATGATTGTGATGGAGCCTTGTAGAGATTGTGGTATCTGTCCAAATGTTCCATCACGAAATGCTAATCCAAAACAACGACCAATTAATGGTTCAAGATACTCACTTTGTAATCTAGCGAAAATTGGACCCAATATCTGTCTAACAATAACAGCACGAGTTGATACCTCTGTTGCTGACGCATAGTTCTTTTGAATTGGTTCTAATTCATCAGCCATAAGTACTGATTTGATTTGCTTCTGTAATCTAGTAATCTCTTCAAAAGCTATTCTGAAATCTCCACCAATAGTTAATGGTCTTATATTGCCTGGGTCTTGAGCGAATACCACTCTTCGAGGTCCAATCTTAGTTGTGTTTGGGTTAAGGTAACCATCAGCCTTTGCAACAAAGGTTCCTGCTATTGCCATTTCAGCATTTTGTAACATCATTTCAACAACCTTATTTAAGGTCTTTATATCTGGTAATGCTTTGTTCAATGGCCCAAGAGCATATGAGGTACGAGGAATTTTTGACCACCTTGGAACAACAATAGGTAACTCATGGTATCCAGATTCTTTTACAACTTGACCACTCTTCTTACAAACATATAGTGATTCGAATGGTAATTGAGTAGCGAACTTTCCTGGTTTACCTTTTCTTGGTTTGATGATGTGTAAGAACTCATATTGTCTTGGATCATCTGAATTATTTTCATAGGCTGTTTCAATGAATTCAGGAACATTTTCTTCACCAAACTTTTCAACTGCTGCTTCTGCTGTGTATAGACATATACGATATACAGTATCAATTACCTGTGTTTTGGGATTTTCTTGGACATATAAGCTGTCGAGAGGCCATAGTTCGAAGTGGAAATCCCCACCATCTTCTTTCTCAATATAGATTCCGTACATCCCTGATATGGCTAAATCCTCTAACGCCTCAAGTGCTGTGGCGTTGTAGTTTGAACTATTGTGAATAAGGTTAAACAGTGTCTTTGAAGCATTCTCCAACCACACTCTGGCATCGTACTGAAGGTCGTCAAACTTTACACCAGGAATTCTAAACTGAAACCATTGTGATGCTGATGGTGTCAATCCACTCATTATTGATGCTGCTAATAATGAAATAGCATCACCAGCTGTTGAATCATAGATTACTTGTTGGTCTGATTGCGCCTTAATTATACCCTCTGTTCCTGCTCCCTTATTTTGAAAGTATTGACCACGATGTGGAAGTGTGTAGGCATATGCTGTGGTCCAATATCTTTCAAGTGGTTGTTTTTGATTGACCAGTTGAGCGAACACCTTTAATGCCTGCTTCCCTTTCTGTAGCTGTACATCATTAGGAACTTTATCTGGCTTATCTTTTGTATCTTGTGAATCCATTCACGTTGTCCTTTAAATTGTGACCACTATAATGTGGAATTAGCTTTTGATATTAAGGTTTCACCAACATTAGCCCTCTGAGCTTGTAAGAATATTGATGCTGGTTTCTTTGCTTGTTTGAACTCACGGTCATATGTACGTTGGGTTGATACACTCGAAATATTGTCCTTTCCTTCTAACTGCTTTTGTGATTCAACTGGAGGAGCAGGGATAGGAGCAGGGATAGGAGCAGGGATAGGAGCAGGAGTAATGTCTACCCCTGTTGTATCATTCAATAGTTTGAAAAATGCTGATAGGTCCATAGTCTGACTGATTCCCTTAGGATGTTGAGCTGTAGTTACTCAATAGGGTCTTTTTCTTTGCTGCTTCTGCTGGATCTTCAAGAGCAGTTTTTGCCTTATCCATCAAACTGGTTCGTGCTGTTGCTGCTGCTGATTCTTTACCTGCTACCGCAATCTTGTTGTCCAATGTCTCTTTCAGGATACGAGCTTCTTCTTGTGATTTAAGAGCTGCTAGACGTGCTGCTTCTTCTTGTTGTGCCCGAGCAGCATCTTTAGCATTACCACCACCTCCACCAGACATTCCTTTGAAACCTGTGATGCTGTTAGTGAATAATGTTATTAATAGGTTGTTTGTTTTCATCATCATGGCTTGAACACTTCCTTTCAACTGTTTTCGTTTACTTTATTTATGGTTGGGGAATTAAAGTTCCCCCTTTGATGTTGGTGATGGTTGGAATACG